GCGCCGGGAGTGCCACGGGGCGGACGTGCAACCGAACGCTGTTCTGCCTCGAATGCTTCGATGCGTTTGAGACGATTGATATCCGCTTCAAGAGAGTCAACGTCGTCCATCATGGCATCGAACTGCGTCCGAACCTCGGATGTCATCTTCGTCCCAAGGCTCAGAGCTTGAGCATCCTTCATAAGTTTGTTGCGTTTGTCCTGCAATTGAATAAGAGTCATGGGGAATCCTTCGCGCACAATGTGCGTGTATTTTGCTTCTGTTGTGGAGGGTTTACTTGCGGCGTGCGAGTTCAACGCGCATGTGCATCTTGTGAATATCGGACTTGCTCACAGAGCGGTCGTCATCCTGATTCGGGCAGCCATTCTCAGCACAGCCTTCGTCATCGCAACTATCGTCCGTGCAGTTTTCGCAATCGTCATCTTCGCAACTGCTGCATGAACATTCACAGTCACCCTCGTTACGCTTTTCAAACCGTTTCAATTTCTGCCTCAGTTCAGAGGGGCAGGAACGCACTGAGACGGTAGAAGACGGATATGCGGCGAAACTGCAAGGGCTGACCTCGAAAAGTGTGGCCTTCTTCAGCGTGCGAATGACGTTGCCTTCACTGTCACTTGTCCAGGCATCGTCAATGGTGCGAAACCCAAACGACACGCCATCGAGGTCGCCACGTTCGATGGATATAGCAAGATCCGCCGCCTGCGTTGTGTCGGGGAGCTTACAGACGAATCGCAGTGCAACTGCGTCATCGGCAAGAACAAGTGTCTTAGCCTTTGTTCTGCCGAGCAGAATGCTGGCATCGTGGTCTCTGAGACAGAGCACGTCGGAACGGAGTGAGTCTGCAAATACACCCGGCGCAAGAATCTCAGTGAATCCACCGAGGTCCTGCGACGGTTGGTTATAAAGGATTGCTCCGCTGATAGTGCGAGAACCATCGGAGTCTGTTTGAACTCTTAGTTCCTTTGCTACTTGATACCGTACTTCTCTGGTTTTAGACATTCGGCACCGTTTCTTTCTCGGGTGTAGGCACGTCGAGGAGCCTGCGGGAGTTCTCCATGTTGACGGGATTAATGTAGACGTCGAGTTCAGGCCCACCCTCGTTAAGACCCATCGAACGACGTACATCATTGGCCGTGAGCCAACCCCATTGCCGCCCTGTAGCCGCTCCAGCAGTTTGTGCAACCGTGTCCCCTCGCAACCGTTCCGAGGTATCGAACTGCACTTGCAGCGAGCTAGGCTTGCCTGCTTCACGTGGTAGAAGTTTCTTCGTGACCTCTGCCTCGATACGGCTGATATAGGGGCGAAGAGTATCGACAACAAAAGAGAGGTTCATATTTTCGGTATTGCTATTCGATAGCTTCTGGAGCTCTCCCACCATGTGAACGGGGATGCGGAAAAGTGACGCAATCTCTGCCCTAGTGAACTGGCGAAGTTCTAAAAATTGGGCTTCTTCATTCGTGACAGACAGCTTTTCGACCTTCAACCCCTGATCGAGAACAGCTAAACGGTGCTGATTCTTTCCACCCTGTAGGACTTCCCAATCCTGGCGCATCTTCATTCGATCTTCTGGTTTAACTTTGTTTTCAGTTGTGAGCACCACAGAAGGAATAGCGGAGTTGCTGAAAAGTCGAGAGCCATACTTCTCTGCAGCAATGCTGAGACCCAAGGTTCGCTTCGCCTGCATGATGGGACTAAGACCGCATAGACCGTCCCATGTTGTGAGAGGAACGTGCAGAACATCTTTCGCAGCGAGGATGCGAGACTTGCCACTGCCCTCCCATCCGTGGTGCGATATGCCAAAGCACCGTTTGGGAGCCTAATGGGTTCCGTCTGTCGCGGCTGGAGATTCCAGAGTGCTAGGGGTGTTTCATCGGAAGAGCGCTCAATCTGCAGGTACGCATTACCTGTTAGAGCGAGATGCGCCACCATCGTTTCGACAAGAGAGAAGCTAGTTTGCTCCTCATTGGGCGCCACACTCAAAAGGAAGTGCAGCGGATGTGCGGTCTCTTGAATCCTGCCCTGTGGGGCAATCTTGTAGAGCTTGATTGGAAGACTGGCAACGGATTCAGCCAAGATCCTTACGCAGGAAAAAACCGTGCTGATTTGCATCGCTGTTGAATCGGAGATACTCTCTCCTGCCTCGGTGCCATTGCCGCTGGCAAATGCTTCCCAAAATCCTTCAGCAAAGATTGGCGTGCTGGTACTCCGACGGCTAGGCGGACTCAAGCCCAGTGTTGTGATTTGCATAAGTGTGCATTTCCTTCTTGACTAAAGAGCGTGCAGAAAAGTGCTCGAATAGGCCGATTTAGCTTGTATCTATAGGGGTTTTGAGCTACATTTGGAACTATCAGAGCAGGAGTCGGGTGGGCTCAACTGAACTGAATCGCCAATAAAATTGCATAGTATGCGTTGTCTGAGACAGCGGGAAGGCCGTCCAGAGGCGTGGATCTGAAGCGGGGAGCCATGAGCTAGGCGGGGGGGTCGGTCGCAGACCGGCATCGGCACACCTTCAGCGCACCCCTACCCCTTCAAAGCAGTCGACGGCCTCTTAGAGGCACAGAGCCTAGCTCTTGGCTACGTCCTCAAGGTCGCCTCGCAATACATCGACAAAGATGCTCACAACTTGGTCGGCTGTCGCATCGAAGGTCGGTCTGACGAATGGCTGTGGACTCTGCCTTTTGGTACCGAACTCTTCAAACATCCCGTAGACTCCAGGCTGTTGACTTCCATCGCCGGGTTGTCGTGGTGTCTTTCCAAAAGTTGGGCCAACACTGACCGTTGCCGAACTGGGAGCACCACCCTTGCCCCTCTTCATCTTGATCTTTTTATCAATCGACTCACGCAGGTCTCCTGAGTCAACGGGAACACGTGCTTTCATCTCTGCGACCCAATAATCGCCTGATGCAGCAAGTGCTTTACGTAATGCTTTCTTTGCGAATTTGGGTCCTAGTTCTTGTAGCTTCTCTTCGAGACCATTGAGGTTCACATTGCAACTAACTTCCATTTTGGGACTCTTTCTTGGATCGTGGTGAGGAATGTTCGATGCCGTATGCGGAGCTGTGAGCTCAACGCATACGGTCATCACCGTTGCACGCATCCCCAGGTGTGGAGGCACCTGTCTGCCGTGCAACCGCATCGCGTCCACTGACGAAAGTGGACACGATTTCAACAATTCGGAACACGACAAAAGATCACTTTGCTGAGTGCCTTGAACAGTTCAAGCCGTGTCCCGAGTTGCCTCTCCTAGCGAGGCAACTTCAATTTTTATGAATAGTGCAGAAATCTTAAGGCAGCCGCCCCCCCCTAGAAGTGGGCTGCCTGACAGAGATCCACATGAACGCATCATGGTGATTACGTGCGATGAAAGGATGACCTCGGAATCTCTAGGAAGTTGTGGACACTGCTGTAGGGTGCGGCAGAATGTATTTTGCTTTTCGATCCAGTCTGGAGATTGTGAGCAGACCTGCCCGCTCTAGCTCAACCTGTGCTGGTAAAAGATGTTGCAACGTAATATTGGATCGACTTGCTATCTCAAGGTCTCGTACCTTCATTGTTCGCGTATCCCAAAGCTCTGCAAGCCTGGAGATTGCTCCAAAAAGTTTCGTCGCATGAACACTCAAGCGCGGTACAAATTTTTCATCAGTCATTAAGTCCTGCCTCTATTCTCTGCACATATCCTCAATTAAATCTCCCTCATTCCGCGTGTAGCGGGACATTATTTCCGCGATAGACAAGAACAGTTCAGCAGCTGTTTCTCGGAGCAAACTGTAGAACGCCTGTGCCAAGTTCTTGGGCGCACAGCCTAGGCGCCAGCCGATGAGTGCTGTTTGTTCTTCGTCCTTCAGTGTCCTCATCAAAGAGGAGGCCAGTTCTATTCCGGCCTTCAGATTCGTGGAAATATATCGAAGTGAACCGGGACTACCAATCATCTTTCGCACTGTATCGATGCGGTAAATCCTGAGCAGTTCCCGAACAACATCGACATCTTGATTAGGAGAGTCGTTGAGAGACTCATTCACAAGCTCGATTAGATTCAATCGGATTTCAAATTTGGATAACGAAGGGGTCATATCGATCTTTCTGTGAGAACCGGAGATGCAGAATGGGGTGCTGCATCTCCGTCCAGGAAGAGGAAGCTTCTCCTCTAAAGTGATAGACACTTTCGAGATGCTGAAAAGCAAAGATAGTCAGTAAATATTGTGAGCGGGAAATGGGAAGGGATTGGTCTAGAAAATCGCTACAGTAACAACCTGTATGCAAGATAGAAACAGTCTCGTTAACAGTCTTCTTAAGAGTGTTGTTAACAGTATTTATAGAAATCATCGGGAAGTATGGCTACCCCTCTAGCTATAACTTCAAAAACGTCTTTGAGACGCATCGGTCGTTACGAGATGGTTCAGTCATTGTTGATGGAGGTCCATTGCCATAAGACTTCCATGGGTCTCTCGATGCGCTGAAAGGATTAATCAACAGTACGGGCGCTCACATAGCTCTTAAGTTCTCGCTATGCTCACGGTCTGTTGACCCGGCTTACGCCGACTCGATTCCTCTACCCCACCGCCAGCCGTCACCGGCTGGTTGCCATCCCAACATCGGATGACGTGTGCTCCTGTAGATCACAGAAGGCTAGGCGTCTTGCATACTATGCAATGGCAATCGTCACAACTTTCGTTGTGCGACTTGATTCACCTATGGTGATAGACACTATTGCCTTTCCAAAAAGCAAAGGTATAGCTTCACTCTGTCCCAAATCGGTCTCTAAGACCGCTAGAAAACTGCGCTTTGTCAGCGATTTCAATAGATTTTGCAATGTTCTAGCTGCTACGTTGGCGCAATATGGCAGATACATACGGAACGGTCTACGCTGCAATCCAAAATCAACAATCCATCAGCGCCCTGTATCAGGGCTTAACTCGCGAACTGTGCCCGCACGCTTTAGGCACGAAAAACGGCAAACAACAGGGACTATTTTTCCAGTTCGCTGGCCAGAGCAGTTCCGGTCTGCCTCCCGGTGGTATGTGGCGATGCATTCCAATCGAAGGACTCCAGATACTGAGCGTTTATGACGGCCCTTGGCATACAAATAATGACCATTCTAAAATGCAGACCTGCGTTGGAACTGTAGATATAGAAGTTGCTTACTAAGCAGCTGCCTTATCGTCCCTTTTATTGCTCACCCACTTGGCATATTCGCGGGCCCTTAATTCCGCATCAGGACCCGCAAATATCGCAATGTAGCCGACTCCCTCGTTTTCATAGTCAATTGCTTCTACACGCCAGTCGGTTGGGTATTGCTTGTCCGGAACAATTTCATATTTCATGATCGACCTCCCTCAATATTGGTTGCGCCACGAAAGAAAAGAGATGCAGGCACATTTTTCCAAAGCTTGACTTTTGTTGAGAATTAGGTATCATCAATTTAGCGCTCTAGCTCTCCAAGACGCTGCCGCAACTGAACGGGCAGATGAGGATATAGCAGAACTCCTGAGGCCGTGAAGTTCATCCGGCAAATTGGTCCATCATCACCACGGACCTCTAAATTTCCCAAATCAACCAGTGCCCCGACATGAATTCGTGTTTGTGTGCCTGTTGTTTGGTCCAGGATGATCTGCACGGATGGGGAGTTCCTCTACACAAATTATTCGGTTCGATATCGAACCGTCGCCTAAACCCAAACCAAAGAAGACCGGAACAGTATTCATCAGCCTAGAGCTATGGAAGACTGCACCCTCACTACGTCCCGACACCCAATTCCTCGCGGAAGCCTGCATGGCGGGTGACACAGATGCGATGGCAATACGCGATGCTTGGCGGCTGAAAGCAGATAGGGCGACACGCCTTATCGAAATACCCAGCGCCAAACTTGAAGAGCTCAAGTCTCACTACGTCATCTATAGCGAAGGCGTTTCAAGCTATGGAAGAACGTCGAAGGAACTGAATAGGACGGGATCGGCAACTGACATCGACAATTTCGTAGATAAGGCTATGGAAGCCTACTGCGAAGATCCGATTGTTGGCAGAGACCGGCTTTTGAAAGCCCTATACAAGTTCTCGTGCTGGAAATCATTCGAGTACAAACAGCAATCTCTCCGCAATCTGCAACGTCAAGAGGACCACGCTCAAGACTTTGTAATCCATGCGCTCGAAGGAGTAGAGGGTGGAAAATACGCTGGTAGGGAACAATTCCACCATTGGTTGAATGTGGTCTACGTCAACTTCGGTATCAATACGCTAAATAAGCTTAGTAGAGAGAAGAGGCGTCTTTGCGGACTGGCTGAACCTGATCCCGAGGTTGAGAACGGGAAAGTTGATGCCGGATATCACTGCGCTGATTCCCTCAGCCTGAACCTCTATAGCCGAGCACAAAAAAATGCGGAGATTGCAGAACAGAAGCGAGATAGAGTGACTTCTGCCCTGGAGTTCCTGTCGCCAGCAGACCAAGCCTACGCCTCTTTCCTCAGCCAGGGATTGAATCAGAAAGATGCCGCTGCTGCGATGGGTGAAAGTGTCGTCACCTCTCGGAAGCGGCAGACGCGGGTTGAAAAAGCTCTGTCAGAGAGTGACGAGGTCGCCGCGTGAGCGACGCTATCTCTTCTCGTTTCCTTAACCCCGAAGATGCTGCAACGTTCTTGGGTGGCCTGAATTCTCGCACAGTGACCCGCTGGGCTCGTGAGGGTTACATCCCTGCCTTCCCTATCGGAGAGGGCAAGCGCAGGCTCTGGAGGTTCCTGGAGGCAGACCTAAAAGCTTGGATGATAGCACGACGCACGTGACGGCTTGAACCTTTACAGCTTGCTCTTCAAGGTAGACTCGATCCAGCCATCGGTGCTCCGTTCAGGAGGAATATGAACGAAAGCACTAAATTTCAAAACGGGTCACTCACGCGCGTGAAGAATAAGACGACTTCGGACAGTTGGCTCTTCAGATTCCGTGAAGATATCAACGGTCGTCGCGTGCAACGCAATATCAAAATCGGGTCGGTGCTGGATCTCCCGCATCGCCGCGATGCAGAGAAAGCATTGCTTAATCTTCGCGCAAAAATTAATTCAGGTGTTCGCACACTTCCTACCGTGTTGGACCTGACAGCCCACTATAGAAAGAACGAACTCACCTCAGAGAGAAAAGCATTCACCACAATCGCGGGACATACGGTTTACATTAATCGCTACATCGCGGCGAAATGGGGTTCATGCAAGCTCTCAGAGGTTAGGACTATCGCTGTCGAACAGTGGCTTGATTCGCTGCCGCTCGCACCTGCTACAAAGGCCAAGATTCGCAACATCATGAGCGCAATCTTTGCCCACGCTATCAGGTACGAATGGATTCATCACAACCCCATCTCAGCAGTCAGAACTTCTGCAATCCGCTTAAGGGAACCGGATGTTCTCACACCTGAGGAGTTCGGTAAGCTCCTACCTCATCTTTCTCTTCGCGAACGTGCGATGGTGATGCTGGCCGGTGCAACCGGCCTCAGACGGTCTGAGATGTTTGCTCTTCGTTGGTCCGATGTCGATCTGCTCAACATGCAAGTTGCTATTACTCGGAGCATCGTGAGGAACCGTATTGGCAATGTGAAGACCCCTGCAAGTCGCAAACCCGTACCGATGCACCCAATCATCTGTAATGTTCTAGAGGAGTGGAGAAAACAAACTCTTTTCTCTCGGGATGCGGACTTCATCTTTGCCAGCATCCGGCTCAATGGCACAAAGCCTCTGACACCTGACATGGTTTTGAAGAAGATCGTGAGGCCAGCACTAGAGGCAGCTGGCATCACAGGCAAGGTGATTGGCTGGCACAGCTTTCGGCATTCGCTTGCAACAAACCTGCGCTCGCTCGGAGTCGATGTGAAAGTCGCTCAGGAGCTCCTCAGGCACGCGAACAGTCGAATCACAATGGACGTTTACACTCGCGCTGTTTCGGAGGAAAAGCGTATCGCGAGTAGAAAACAAATTGACATGATGATGGGGGTGGCTGGAGGGATGTTCCGTTCTGTTCCGTCAGCTTTGGATGTCACTTCTGGGATAACCATAAACTCTTTATTATCTTGAGTTTATGGCGGGGACGACGGGGCTCGAACCCGCTACCTCTGCCGTTAAAGTTCAGCGCTCTAACCAACT